CTGGCCTGTTTGACACTCATCCTGCCTGGATAACTTGCCCCCAGCGTGTCTGCGCTGGGGGCTTTTTCTTTGGAGCTTAAAACTCAAGCTCGTCATCTGCGACCGGCGCCGGAGCTGGTGCAGGCTTGGGCGCAGGTGCCGGAGCTGGTGCCGGGTCCATTGCAATGCCGCCGGCTGCGCCTTCTTTCATGCAGTCGGGACGCGGCACCCACTTGATGACTTCAAGGATCGGCACGATCGTGCTGCCACGCTTGAACTGCATCGGCCTGGTGTTGGCCAGGCGCACGAGCGGCAGCATGTTGGGCGCTGGCTGCTGCTGCAGGCTGGGTGCCAGATCTGTCAGAGCTTGCCATGCGGCTGTGCCTGCCTGCTCCCAAGTGGCTGTCTCACCGCCGCCGATCGCCACGTTGATGCTGAAGCCCTTCTTCCAATCATCGTTGGGCGAGGGCAGCATTTGCGCTGGGCTTGGGTTCCACTTCCATTCGGGTGCCACGCCGGAAATGCCTTCCGACTTCTGCCAGCCGGTCTTCATCTTTTCGATGTCGAGGACCATGCCTTTGGTTCCGTCGTATGCGGTCTTGCTGTCGCCCGACCGAATGTAGAATGACTTCGGGCCGATCGAACCGCACTGGGTTCCGCGTGCGGACCACTGCAGGAAGGGACCGTTGGCGCCGTTGCCGCCTGTGTCTAATGCAAACATGGGTAGTGCCTTTCTTGTCGGGCGCATGTGCGCCGAGGAATGCCTGCTGCCGGCAGGCTCGGATCACGGCATCAGATGCCGTAGAATTCTTTGCGCAGGTCTTCGTTGCCGGACCAGTAGAAGGACGACGGGTTGACCGGCACGATCGCCTTGGCTTCGTCCTTGTCGAGGCGGGCCAGGAAGGCTTCCATGCGGAAGATCTGGGCCTTGGCCTTGGCCAGCAGCTCGGTCGGATCGCCGTCTTCCAGGAGCGAGATCTTTTTCTCGCTGACGTACAGGAACTTGACGGCCATGTTGCCGTTGGCCTTGGCGTAAATGGCGCGTTGAAGCTGATGCTCCGGCGACATCTGTGTTGGGATGCGGCCAGTGGTTTTGAGATCGATGACGAGGCCGTGATCTGGGTAGACCAGATCCAGGTAGCCAATCACCGGGATGGTCCAGTTGTCGCCCTTGGCTACAATCTCCACCTTGTTCTGGTGGTGGTCGCCTTCTTCGACTTCTGGGAAGTGTGGCTTGCCGTATTTTTCCAGCTCGGCCACCGCCAGCTCGGTCATGGGTTTGATGCGATCGCGCTCACGGGTGGTGGCCTCATCGCCGATGCGATACTTGCCGTCGAACTTTTCAAGAGCCTGATCAATGGCTTGAGTGATGGGGTTGCCGAGTAGCGTGGCGGCCACTGCGTCTTCGGTGCAGATGCCACGCCATGCGGCTGGTCCCATCGGTGTGCGCTTGCCGTGCAGGTACTGCATGACCCAGACATCTGGCGCGTTGGCCCAGAGGTTGATGCTGGATGCCGACAGGTGGTCGATGTTGTGCTTGGTGAAGCCGTCAGAACATTGCGTCATGGGCCATTCTCTCTCTTGCCAGGTAGCAGAAGTCATCGAAGTTCACGTCGGCCCTGACGCCTTGCAGCATGAGGACGCAGCGGATCGGTTGCCGATCGTACCTGTAGATCACGACGGGTTGCTTGTGCGCCTTGTCGGCTGCAGCGCAGGCTTGCTGCCACCAGGTGTTCGGGCCGCCGATCGGGCCGTCGCTGTAGCGCTTCAGCTCCAGCAGGTAGGGCCAAGCCGGATCGTCGGTGATCAGGTCGCCGTACTCGGCCTGCTGATACTGCCGCAGATCTCTGGCGAACTTGATGCCCAGCTCTTGGTGCAGGAGCTGCGCGATCTCGCGCTCGAAGTTGGCGCCTTTGTTTCTGCCATTAACCGTAGTCGGTAAGCTTGATGAGCGTCGTTTCCTTGGCCTCTTGCCGGCCTTTGACCAGCCGCCAGAGCGTGACGTGGCTGACGCCAGCGGCTGCAGCGACCGATTGCAGCGGTCGATCGGCCAGCATCAGCCGCAGCTCCTTGATTGTGTAGACCATCCTGGCCTCCTGTTTCGGTGACGCAATCTATGCGCCCTTTGCTTGGCAGATGGCAAGCTAAAAATATTTCGCCAACGCAAAAATGGTGGGTTGACATGAATGATTGTGTCTCCCATGTTGTTTGCGTGAACGACATACTAACAAACATGGAGAACCCAAATGAAAATCCGAGACATCTTGGCTGAGGCCATTGCCACCATCTGCCTGTTCGCTGTGGGCTACGGCCTGCTGCTCATCGCTCACGGCGCGGGGTGGTGAGATGGCTGTTAGACTTGGAGCAAAAGACACCCACATCGTGCTGACGGCGCTGTGGGATTACCGCGAGACGCTGACCAGCGACGGCGCGCCCAGCCTGCATATACAGGCAAAACTTGAACAAGTTGATCGGCTTATTAAAGCCTACAAGACATCATACTTCGCGCTGGATCGGTTGGGCATCCAATGACCGCCTATTACAACGAGATCGACCCCAAGGCCGCCGCATGGCTGCGGGAACTTATCAAGCAAGGCCACATAGCCGATGGAGTGGTGGATGACCGATCAATTGTCGATGTTACCCCTGATGAACTCAGAGGCTTCACTCAGTGCCACTTCTTCGCGGGCATCGGGGTCTGGTCCTACGCCTTGCGATCCGCAGGCTGGGCCGACGACCGTCCTGTTTGGACAGGAAGCTGCCCGTGCCAGCCTTTCAGCGCGGCAGGTGCAAGAGGCGGGTTTGATGACCAGCGGCACCTCTGGCCGCACTGGCACCATCTCATCAGCCAGTGCCGCCCTTCAGTCGTCTTTGGCGAGCAGGTTGCAAGCAAGGACGGCCTCGGCTGGCTCGACCTTGTACACGCTGACATGGAAGCAACGGGCTACGCCTTTGGGGCTGCTGATCTGTGCGCTGCGGGCGTCGGCGCGCCGCATATCAGACAGCGCCTCTGGTTTGTTGGGCTGGCCGACGCCGAAGATGCGGGATCATCACACAGAAGGCCAAGGCCAGTTCAGCCCATCATTGCCGTCTGTAGCGGAACGCCTGACAGGCTGGCCGACGCCGACAACGTCAGACACGGGATCGCAAGCGCCACTGCCAGAAATGGCGAAGGCGATGCTGGGGAAACCATCGCGCAGGATGCAGGAAGCTATGACAGGCTGGCCGACGCCGCAGATGCGGGACTTCAGATCGGGCGGGGAGGATCGGGTGGAGAACCCGGATCGGTCGAACAATCTGAACGACTTCGTGCTGATGGCGGGATGGCCGACGCCGACGACACGGGACCACAAGGACACGGGCAATCTGGAGGGTTCAATGTTTCGGAGGGACGGCCAGATGCGGGACGACACGGTGCCGAGGGTGGCTTGGATTGCAGGCTGGCCGACGCCGCAGGTTCACGACAGTTTCAACGCGGGCTACGCGACGGAGGAGAGTTTCAACGCAGCGCACTCTCGGCACAAAGCGAAGGGGGTCCACAAGCAAGTGGCGCTGTCGGACCTGACGAAAATGTGGACATGGCCCAGCGATACCTTTCAAGCGGCCCGACTAACGGTTTCTGGCGAGATGCTGATTGGCTCTTCTGCCGGGATGGAAAGTGGCGGCCAGTTGAACCCAGCACATTCCCGCTGGCTCATGGGTCTGCCGCCAGAGTGGGACGACTGCGCGGTTACGGCAATGCCATCGCTGCCCCGGTCGCGCAAACCTTCATCGAAAGCGTAATGGAGATACTAGAATGAGCAAGCAAGACCTACTCGCCTACATCGAACTGAAGAAACAACAGATCGCGGATCTTGAGCGGCTGCACGGAACTGGTGTCAGATCCGCCGCTATCGGAGAGGACATCGGCATCCTGTGCTTTTACCTGCGCGACGCCGAGCAACAACTTGCAGAACTGGAAAAGAACAATGCAACCGACTGAACTTATTGTAACCAACCGCCTTCAGACAGGCACCACCTTCGCCGTGCTATCCAGCGACATGACGCAGAACGTCTTTATCCCTAGCAAGCTGGCGCTGGATGCCAGCCTGCGCCCCGGCCAGAAGGTCATGGCGCAGATCGTCCCCAACATAAGCCAGCCGGAGAAGACACCGTGGCTGGCGATCTCGCTGGAGGATGCCACGCCTGTATCACGGGATGATACGCTGGGGGCCTTCATCTTGGGCAACCTGCAAGCTGATGGCCGCGCCACCGTCGAAGAGATTGCCGAGGATATGAACATGGTTGACGAAAAGATCGCAGCCAAGCTGGCCGAGCTGGTCGCAGCAGGGCGTGTGGTGCGGCTGACCTGCTTCGATCTGCCGGAGGAGGACGCATGATGTTCTGGAACAGAGAACCGAAGACCATGCCTGTGCGTGACGTGCAGTCCGAGGCGGTGGCGGCGATCATTCAGGGGTCGGCTGTGCTGCCCAGCAAGCGGCTGACCAACGCGATCTACACCGCATTGTTGGACAACCGCGTGTCGGTCGAGGAACTGGACGATCTGGCGAACAAGATCTCGCGCCTCGCTTGGAACAGGGGGCGGAGATGACTGACGGAGAAGCGAGAGAGATGGCCCGCGAACTGGTGCGCGGCAGCATTATAGAGGACGCGGCATCGCAATTCATCGCACAAATCCTAAAGCACGCTCACGACGAGAGAGTTAAGCCCCTGCGAAAGCAGGTGGCAGCCCTTGATGCTAAGCTGGCGAAGGTGGTGGCGGCTGCTGGTAAAATGCTGGATGCCTTCTGTGTCCACGAGGACAGCCACCAGAGTGCAGCATATGAGGCTATGTGCGCCGCCCTCGCAGAGACCGAAAGAGAGAGCCATGAGTGACGAAGAACTGATCGCACGGCTGCGGGAAAATCAGGCATACGAATGGCAAGACCCGATCTGGGAAACCCGCCTTGCCGCCGCCGACCGCATCGAAGCCCTGATTGCCGAGAACGCAAAGCTGCATGACCACATCGAGGGTGTGGCTAAGGGCATCCACAAGATCATGGTGGGGTATGAAGCCAAGCTGGCGAAGGCGGAGGCTGGGCTGCTCGCCATTGCTAAGCGCGATGAGCAAATGATCTGGGGCGAAGACTATGAGGTGGAAGAAGCATTCAAAGATATGCGCGACATCGCCCTCGCCACCCTCGCAGAGATCAAAGGCACATGACCCGCACCCGGCACGACACATCGCCCCAAGCGCAGGCCATCCGCGCCGCTGGCTATGTGCGCGTGCCGGGTGGGCTTTGGGCAACGCCCGAGCAGCTTGAGCTTATCATGTATATGCTCCAGCAAAACCTACCGGAAATAAACAAGATCAAGGAGAGAGCCTATGAGTGGCCGAAGGATTATTACTAGGGATATGATGGAGGCTGCCCTGGCCAAGCGCTGGAATGCCGGCCAGGCAAGCAAGCACTTTGGCTTCCACAGGAAAAGCATTGAGAGCGCCTGCGAGCGGTTCGGGATCGTGCTGCCGCTGATGACATTCGGCAAGCCGCTCACTGCGCCGCAGCGTGTGTGGGTCGATGAGATCGAGCCATACAAGCCGCCTAAGAAGGTGAAGCTGTCGGCCAGCAAGGAATCGATCGAACGTGCATTGGCAAAGCAAGCTGAGGCAAAGCGGTTGCAGGCGTCCGGCTGACCCGATAGATTAAACAACGAGGGGCGCAGCACAGGCTTTGTGTTGGTCAAGATCAGACTGCGCTACGGCTCATCTTCACCAAGCGCCCCTCGCGATCACTGCGTCTCCGTGATCAAGATCCCCTCAAAAGAAGCTGACACCGAGTTGGTCTGCTGCTTAGAGCAGAAGGCCTCGGCCTCGATGTCAGACTTCTCGGGCAAGGCAATCGGGAAATCAAACCAGAAGTCAATGAACTTGTTGTTCAGGTTCACCACCGCTGCGTTCTGGAAGGGCAGACCGAACAGTCGATACACCAGGCGTCCGGTGATAAATGCGTTGGTCGTGTCAGATCCATGCGAGATGGTGCCGTGCGTGATGTAGAACGTGCGCCCAGCCGGCACCGTGTATCGTGCGCTTTCTGTCCTGTTGTGACCGTTGAAGATCCGCTCATACACTTCAGCCGGCACGCCTGCCGTTACCGTGCCTGTGCCGATGTAGATGTTCTGCGCAGTCGGGTTGGCCAGCACATAGGCGTTCTGAATGCGCAGGTACGACAGCGTGGTGGTCACGGCTGTCTGGCCGGTGATCGTGATGATCTCATTGATCGGCATGTAGTTGGCATCCAGGCCGTTGATCATTACCTGGCATGTGGCAGTGGCATCGTCCGATGATACCTTCATCTGCGTGGCACTGGTCGGATATTGATACACGCCGCCGTGATACCAAATGGTTTCCTCGAGGTTCTGCACATCCGGATTGTTGCCATACACGAAGACAGGCGTGCCGTTCGTGACATGCCCCATGGAGGCACGCAGGTTAAACGGCATTTCCTTGTGCAGCTGCCAGCTGTGGTGGGCTTCGAGATCAGTCATCTTTATTCCTCGCGCTGATCGCCGATGCTTTCTTCTTGGCGTCGGCCTTGCTGCTTGCGCCCCAGGCCTGCAGAGACTTGAGCAACCTGGTCGGCTTGCCGTCCTTGTCACGCTCCGGCCCAGGCATGTTGCCCATACGCGCCAGGAACGAGGCGCGTCGTGGGTTGTCGCCAGACTTCACCGGCGCCTTGAGATCCGAGCCAGGGTTCTCACGCTCATAGGAGCGGCGCCCCTTCTCGTTCAGGCCGCCGCTCTCTGCCTTGCCTTCCGATCGCTGCCAGGCTGGAGACTTAGCCACGCTTCTTCTCCTTCTCCTTGAATGGCCCAGACTTGCGGGTCATCAGGGAGTAGGTCTTGTCATCGATCGTACTGTCGTCCTTGTCGCGAGACGTGCCAGCTTCCTTGCGCTTGTTCATGTTCGCGTACAGTCCAGGCTTCTTGTCCATCGCGTCACCCAATCAGTTTGCCAAGTGTCTTTGGTCCGGCCACACCGTCAGCCGTCAGTCCATTGCTTGCCTGCCACTTCTTCAGCGCAGCCTCAGTGCCGGGGCCGAAGTCGCCGTCAGCCTTGATGCCGAGCGCAGCCTGCATCTTCTTAACCGCATCACCCTTAGATCCTTTGCGCAGGATCTGCGTGACAGCGTCGGTGATCTGCGGATTGACCGGGGCAGTCTTGCTGTTGGCTGCACGCAAGGGGATCTTGCCCGTCAGCACAGCCATGGCTTTGTCGTAGCGCTGCTTGCGATCGGCTAGGCCGATGTTCCCGCCGTTGATCTTCTTCGTGAGTGCAGCCACGTTGCCAGTGTCAGCAATCGGGTTCAGGTTGTTGGTGTTCCAGAACCACAGGGCCGATGCCAACGCACCCTCTTTGGTCTCGACCCACACGGCAGCCTCTTCCGCTGTCATGTCGTAGTCTTTGGCAAAGCGGGTGTAGTTGTCCCGCCCGGTGAGCTGCTTCAGGCCACGCCCACGGAAGCGCCAGCCGTCACCGGGCTGGGTATTGCCTAGCTTGCTGGTGCGGAACTCGTCCATGTAGACGTAGTTGGCAATTTTCTCAGGGTTCCGAGCATACTCTGCAGCGTTGCGCTTGCCTGGTCCGAAGTAACGCGGGAACACCTTGTTCAAGGTCTCTTCGCGGTAGTTCAGGTTTTCGGACATGGCGTTGAAGTCCATGCTCTCATGGGCGCACTGGCTGATAAAGCCAGCGATCCTTTCCGGCGTCGTGATGTCGTATTTGGGCAAGGCTTTGTTCAGCTCCTCGCACCAGGCGGCAACCTCTTTGTTGGTCGGGATCATAGCCGCCAGTTGGGCTTCGGTCAGAAGGCTCATTGTCTATCTCCTCATTCACACCAGGATTGTTTCGCATCGCCCTTGTAGGGGCGAGCCAGGCCGGCAGAGATCAGGCTTTCAGCTAGGCTCTGGTGGTCTAGAAAGATGGTCCCCAGCACCCGGCCACCGTACTTGTCCCACTTCAAGATTTTGACATCGACCTCAAGCGCATTGGCAACCGCGTCTTTTGTAAAGGCGCTGGCTTTCTTAGCCAAAGCTGCTTCCGCGTCGCATTGAGCGCGAGGTGCTTTCTCTGGGGTATCGATGCCGATGACCCTGATTGACAGCTTGGGCGGCAGGGGCGACGGAAGAAAATCCACCGCAATCTCCACGGTATCGCCGTCAATGACGCGGGTAATTTCATAAGCATGAGCAGGCGCAGCCGTCAGTAGGAGCAGGGCCAGCCACTTCACTTCTTCGGCTTTCTGATGCGAACCTTCTTGGTGATCTCACCAAGCACAGCTTCCTGCGCCATGTCCTTGCCCATGCCGCCGAGCAGATCGCCGACGTTGCCCGTGGCTGCAATCTTGATCGCGTTCTCAACCGGGTCAGGCAGGTTCACCTTGTCCAGCACAGCATCAACGGCCTTCTCTTTCAGCTTGCGGCCAACAAGCATTCCTACGATGCGTCCAATCATTCGGTGTACTCCTGTGCCGGCGGCTCGTCATCGCCACCCTTTTTGCGGTTATTCCCTGCAGCCATCACGCCGCCCAAAGCACCAGTGATAAAGCTGGCGATCGGAGTAAGGATGGAAAACAGGGCGCGGTCATTTTCTGAACTTTCACCCAGCGGCTGGGTCACGAAGACCAGCGAGTACAGGATGATGAAGATGCTGCCGCCAAGGATCAGGGTCAGCGAAACGCCGATGAAATAGCGCAGCTTGGCTTCGAGGAAGTCAGGATCGTTCTTGCTCATGGCGCAGCCCCTCCAGTTAGATCATCGGCGCAGTTCTTGGTGCGAAGGCAGATCGGCGGTTGGCACTCCAAGGCAGCCCAGTTTTGTGGATCCTGGCAGGGGTAGCGATAAAAGCCGTCGCCGCTGAAATAGAATACCAATGCAATACCAATTGCAAAGGCAGGCCATATCCAATGCTCTAGTGCCATCTTACCACCTCCCCAGATAGACGCCCCAGAAGTACAGGCCGACGCCAGCCAGCACCATCGTGGTCAAGATTATACCCGACCACAGCAAAAATTCCATGATCGATTCGATGATCTCACGGCGGCGGTAGACCTGTTCGCGCTGTTGCTCTCGCACCCGGCGTTCAATGTTCTGGAAATCTAGCCAAGCATCGTTGCCGTAGGTGTAGCTGATGAGCTGCCGCAGCTCCTTGCGCTGCTGTTCGCACTGCTTCTGCGCCGCGAAGATGTCGATCGCCGTTTGCTGATTGCCACCACCGAAGAGCGTCTTGAATATGCCAGGCGGCTCGTTGGCTTTGTCAGCGGCATAGGCAATGTCAGAGACAGCCTTGCCCCACTCTGACAACTGAGACGCCATGTCTTGGATCTCACGCCCAGCCGCAATGCCTTGCTTCAGCAGGCCAAAAGCCTTGCTGCCGACAGAGATGGCCATGCCAATGCTAACTGGGTCGAACATCTACAGGCTCCAGAACGGCGGACAAAACGACAGCGGATCAACCGCCAGCGCGATGTCAGCAGTATACCTGCAAATCTTGACAAATACCATGCGCCCGTCGATCCAGAGGTGGGTATAGCCCACCCAGATCAACGGCACGGTCACTTCCGCAACGCGGCCTCAATGCCGTCCAGCTTTTCAAACACGCGCTTGAAGCTCTCACGCAGCTCTTTAAATTCCCGGTCGTGGGCTTCTTTGTTCGCCTCATGTACGGCAGAAAGAACAGCCAGCTTGGTGGCATGGTCTTGCTGCGTGCGGTACATCCACAGAACAAAGCCCGCAACCGGGGCAACGATCCACTGCATGATTGTATCAACAACTTCCATCGCGCTCATTCCTGCAAAGACTTAGGCGAGAACTTTGTCTGCCGACGCTTGAGATATAACCCCAGCGCCGACAAGCAAGTTGAGGATTTCCGTGGTGTCGTCAACGCCCTTGGCAGAAGAAAGCTCCTGCTTTGCAGTGACAACCTCGGGAGAGGCATCATTGTCCCACTTCACTTTCTCACCGAGAGTAAGATGTTGACGCACACTGGCGGCATCCCAAGTACGAGGTGCTGGAGCAGGAGGGGCAGGAGGCTCTGGTTTTACGAGGGTGTCATTGACCCAACCGTCGCCATTCGCTGCGTCGTCAGGCACCAGTGTGTTGTAGAACTGGGCTACGTCAGGGTGATAACAGGACACCGGGTCGCCAAGGCAGATGTCTCTGATCTTGTCAGCTTCAATCCATGCGTACTTCATGATTAGTATCCCTCCGTCCACATCAAAACAACGAGGCCGTTGCCACCAGCGCCGGATGACGCATTGCCACCGCCGCCGCCCCCGCCAATACCACCATTTCCGCCAACGCCTTGAGCAGCGCCGCCACCTCCACCACCAATACCGCCACTACCACCGGAGTCAGAACTCCCGACACCACCACCGCCTCCACCACCGATACCACCAGTGCCGCCAAGGGTGCCGCTTTCGCCACCACCGCCTCCGCCACCAATACCGCCATCTCCCGCAGACTGGAGAGTAACAGTCTTATCACCTCCTCCACCTCCAGAGCCGTTAAGAATTTCCGGGGTTATAAAGGACAAAAAGTAGTTGAAAGACGGGGGTACAACTGCAACGGAGCTGCCCGAGGTCGTGCTCCCTGAAGTTGTAGAGCCAATGCCGCGAGCAGCAAGAATCCCCAAGCCACCGTTGGTTGCAGAGGCATTGGAAGCTGACGTTGCCCCTCCCGCCGAAGCGGAGCCACCGCCTCCGGTTCCAGAAGAAGCGGTTTGAGTGCTGCTTGTTTGGAGAAAATCTCCGCCGGGGAAAAGGCCGCCGCCGCCAGTGCCAGCGCCACTCTGAGCTATAGCCGAGCCGCTGGTGCCATTGTGACCGCCTCGACCACCCCAGCCCCCACCGCCCGTGCCAAAGTACCTTATGGCACCAGTTGTGTTCCCGGTGAACGAGCCACCATCCCCGCCGGTTCCAAGCAAGGAGCCAGAACCACCTCCACCAAACCCATTATCTGAAGCGGAAGAAGAGGTGTTAGTTTTTCCACCACCCGCACCACCGGATGCCGTGTAAGCACCCCGGAGATTTGCAACGCTGCCTGTGCCACCCGCTGCACCAGTAAGTGCCGCTGTCGTTGTGGCTCTTGAGCCACCAGAGCCACCAGTGGCCGACATCAAAGAGCCGATGGATGACGTGCCACCAGAGTTGCCGTTGTTTCCGCTAGCCGCAGCGGCACCACCAGAACCAACTGTGATCGTTGAAAGAGTTTGTCCGGGAACCACATCAATGATGCCCAAAGCAAATCCGCCGCCACCGCCGCCACCATTGTTCGTGGTTCCAGCAGCACCAGAACCACCTGCCCCAACCACAAAAGCTTGGATTTGGTACACGTTTTGAGGGACGACAAAGTCGTTGTACGTTCCGGGAACCGTATAGTTTCTGCTTCGGGTGAAGACGGGAGGAGCTACCCGAGTGGCCTGATTGGGCGGAAGACCAAAACCGTATTGACCTTTGTTCATTAGAAGTCACCTCCCAAGCCAATGACATTGATCCCGGTCTGAGCCACCGAAGTCGTCGCACGGAGAGAGTGGCCCGAAGGGAGCACCAGCGGCATAATGTTGGCGTGACTGTTGCTTGACAGCGTAGCGGCAAAAGCCGGAGCCGTGGTGCTAGACGTAATAGGCAAGACAGGAACCTGCGCCCATAGACGGTAGTTGGTGCCATCGTAGATAAACAGGTTCACAAGACCCGAGAGTGTCGTGGCAACGCCCTGAATGTCGATGTAGTCGATCCGAGTTCCAGATGAACCTGCCGTGACCACAGTGCCAACTGTCGTAGGTGCCGTCAGAGATGTATCTGCCGTGGTGAGAAGGGCTGCGCCAATCTTAGGTACAGCGGCGTATTGAGCTGAGGTAGCCATGATTTCTCCTTAGATCAGAGCGATGGAATCAGACGGGGTGGAGGAACCTGGAGGCGCATTGCCGCCAGTAGATTGGGTGACAAATCCTTGTGCAATTCCACTGGACGAACCCCAAGTTGGCGCAAGCCCAGGTCCCTGAGAAATAAGAGATTGCCCTGTGGTACCATTGGTTCCGCCGAGAGAAATCTTTAGATCGTTGAGCGTTTTGTTTAGAAGCGTCTCAGTTCCAGTGAGTGTCACATAGCCCGTAGCTGGAAGATATGCAATTGACCATGCCGAACCCGTGTAAACACGCATGTCGCCGGAAACCGAATTAAAATATAGTTGCCCTGCGATGAGCGCATTGCCCTCGTTGTCTAGGGTGGGGTCACTCGTTTTTGCCCCAAGATAGTTTACTGCAACTTCGGCAATATATGTTGCATCCACAGAAGCCGCGCTGGCTGACGATGATGCGGAAGATGCGCTAGACGCAGCGGCAGATTCGCTAGCCGCTGCAGCTGCCGCAGACGCCGCCGCCGCCGCCGCATCTACAATCAACACCCACTTGGCGCTGTCCACGTTAGTGGTAATCGGCTGCGCACCGCTTGATGTATGAGCCGTGACACAGATAAAAATGTTGTTGGTCGATGTGTCTTTAACTAAATCTCGCGGCTTGTAAGGTGTAGATGCACTCCAGTTTCCGAGGAAGGTGCCAATTTCTTGCGCGATGCTTAGATCGCCACTGGCATCAAACGAAAACACCTTGTTCGCACGATTAGCTGCAGAGACCGTGAATTCTGTTGAAGAGATCGTATTGGTGCGCGATGCCTTGATCGTGCGACCGAGCGTCTCTTCGTGCTGCTGCACCATGAATGTCAGCTTGTCGAGCGCATCCTCAACCGACGAAGCTGGGAACGGATCGTTCGGCACGATGTCCAGCTCTTGGATCAGATCCTGCTCACGGATGATCACCAGCGTCTCACCGGATGCCGGCGCCGTGAGCATCGTCACGTTGCCGCCGCCTGCGCTGCCGACACCGCTGACCGTGTAGTGGGTCGTGATGGTCTTAACCGTCTCGGTGCCATTGGCCGAGCGGATGATGACCGTCAGGTCATCCTGGTCAAAGATCCTGAACGTGTAGGCGAAGACCGTGGTCGATCCGTTGCCGTTGTACGATACCCGGCTGGTGCTGCTGCTGACCGTCATCTGATGCCCTGTTCTTTAAGCGCCTGCACATCATCATATGCCTGGCGCAAGTTAGCATAGTCTGGCAGTTGCAGCAAATTAGCAATCGCGCCAGGTTGATCTTCAAATCCATTGTAGAAGTAGCCGTTCAGCTGCCTGACAAGCCCAGCTTTGTCCTTATCGTTGGACATGACGTATTGAGGCGAAAAGATTAATTGCTCCAGAGCGCCACGGAAATCTGCATAGCCCATGCCGTATACGTTCAACGTGATCTCGTTCTTGGCGATCCGCGTCAGATCCGACTGCGCACCAGCGCCAAGCTTGATGCCATTGATTTCTTTTGTATTGGTGATCGGCCAGCCGCGAACATCCCTGGCCAGCTTCATCATCTCGCTCTCGACCGCAGTCAGCTCACGACCAGGCTTTACGACCAAGCCAGTGGTCAAGTTCCAAAGAGACAAGCCTGGGCGAGCCGAAAAGCTTACGTCTTCAGCGCCGATGACGTTGCCCAGCGTGTCGTACATAACCGCGTTCAGGTCACGCTCATCAGCAAACATGCTGTCCTGCTGTTGATATGCACGCAGCATCGTCAAGCTTTCGCGCAGCTGTGTGCCACTATCACCCTTTGGCACGCCAACAAGTGAGTAGTCTATCCGGCCATCTCTAAGTGTAAACCTACGGTCTCCTGCCGCAAATCCAGCTTCAGCTTCTTCCATCGTGTAGTACTCGACATCATCACGCGGGGTGATCTTTGTCGGATCGTTCGCACGTAGCAAGGCACGCTGCAGAGAACTGTAGATGTTTGGCAGGCCGATCGGCGTAGCGGCAACAGCTGGGCTGCGCAGAATGCTCTCTGCCTCTAGGTCCCTGCCAAATTCAAAGATTTGGGCAAGGCCCTGCATCATCGGGACTTCTTTGTAGTAATCAAGAACTGCACCGAGCGCCACGGCTGGTATCTTCTGAAGCGTCTCCGAATCGAGCGACATGGCCATCATCTGCGGAATAGTTGCGCCAAGTCCTACGACAGCTGAAACAGGGCCGTATCCTGCATAGTTAACGTAGTTCAGTGGGCCATTGGGCCGACCGTATTCGTCGTACATCGGCAAGTAGTCACCGTCTTCATCTTTGGGAAAGTTAGGGCCACGCAGCACAATGCTGTACGGCTGCCAGCCAGGCGGCAATGCTTGGCGCTCTTTCGAATTTTCTGGCGTGGGACCAGTAATACGACCTTGCGCGGCAAGATGTGCGGCATATGCAAAGGTCATCGATCCGACAGCCGCGCGGCCCATCGCCAATTGCTGCGCTTTGGGGCCGTTCACACCGCGCATGTTCGCGAACCCATTTATTATGCTGGTCGGTAACGGCAAGCGCTCTAGAGTGCGCATCACTTCATTCGTCGGAGCGGTAGAAAACGGAACAAGAATTCGACCAAGGATCGGTATGCTTTGAAGTTTCCCAGCAAGCCTGCCAATTTCCCCAGTGTCTGCTGTCATCGTGTCGTAGCGCGACTTCAGAACCAAATCATCGCTGACAGCGCGCGGATCAAGCAGCACCATGCCAGCCTCATCCAGCGCACGCTGCGGGTCTTCACCAGCACGCAGGCCTGCCTGATACCGACGATGAGCCGCAACGTAGAGTTCGCCGCGCTGCGAAACAGTCTTAAAGAATTCGTCGCCCGCCAGCAACATACGGAAAGGAATTCGCGTCATCTTGCCAAAGTTGTTGATGCCACGCGCAAACAAGTTCTCGTTGTCCCAGCGGATTGAGCCAACGCTGTAGTCAAGCTTGGTGACTTGATCCGTTGGAATTTCAGTTCTAGCTGCGATTGAAGCGATGCGGAAAGCATCGCCAACGCTGTCGATCCAGCCCTTCATTCGGACCATGGCATCCGAGACATAAACTTGATCTTCGCGAAGATTGTAGGCCGAGTCTTTGCCTTTCACCTTGCGGATACCTGCGCCAATCAAGCCAGAAATCATCTCTTCTGGTATCTGGTAAAGCATAAAGCTTACACCACCCAAAAGGTTTTTTGCCTGAGTTGCTGGGCTTGAAAGAAGCCCAGCCAAGTAAGCTTCATTAATTGCGTCAGACGTTTTAAGGAACCAGCCGCGTTCCGTGAGCTTATTCAATGCCGCCAGCCGCTTACCTTCTGGCAACCGGCCCATGTCGAGAATGCGCTGTGCAAGTGCTGCATCTCCTGCCCCGTCAAATCCCGAATCGGTCAGCGCACGCAGTGCTTCTTCGCTCATGCGCTGGGCGTTGAGTTCGCCAGAGACCGGAATGCGGAACGACTGCAGCGCACGCGCGGCCTCAGTCTGAGAGCCTTTAAGCTGCAATTGAATGCCGGCATGGATCGCTAATTGCCGACGCAATGCCAGACGATCGACAGCGGTGCCTTCACCCGTCTTAACCTTCTCGGCCAGATCTGTGAGCTTTGTGGCGCTGCGCACCAGGAGATCCCTGGCAGCCACCATCTCTGCAGCGTTGAGTGCGCCATCACCGACGCGGCGCTTGAGCAACTGACGGGTCAGGCCGATCTCATCTGCCGCAAGCTTGGAAGCTTCCTCTATGGTCGTCTTGTTGGTGACGACGCCGCGAGTGACGGCAGCCTGTTCACTGGATAGTGTTTCTGCGACAGCCGTGATCGTAGCCTTCACGTCATCCGTGGTGGCCATGTAGTCGAAGTTGAAGTCGCCGCCGTCCTTCAGGCTCTTGATCTGCAGATCGCGCTGAGACAAGGCGTCAAGGACGGGATCTGTGATCTCTTCCGGTGCCACGCCGGTTTCAGGCCGAAAGCCCTGCGTCTCAGCGTTCAGCGCCTTGCTGGCATCTGTGCGGATTGCTTCGGCATTGGTGGCCGCCTCTGCGGCTTGATCGTTTAGGGCGCTAGTGGCCGACTGTAGCACATCCACCTGCGGCTGGGCGGTGAGCGGTGCGTTGACAGCTGGTGCCTGCAAGCCACGCTCCTGAAAGCGTGTAACGCCTTCCGGCGACAGCACCTGCGGCGCCAGGGCTTCCTTGGTTGCACGCTCAGAGAAACGAGGGTCGTCGGTCAGACGACGCTCTTGCGGTGTCGGTACGCGGCCAGGCGTAGTCGCTCCCGGTGCCGCTTGGACGCTGCCCTTCATCTTCCCGAGCAGCTCAATGAAACCTTCAGCAAATGGACCAGCCACGCGAACTGCTTGCTCAGGCCCCTGCGCAAACTCGGTCGGTGCGCCCATCTGCGTGATGGCCTGGCGCTGGTCTTGCTCGGTTGCGAGTTGCTGGGGATCGACTGCCATGCTTACTGACCTTTTTGGAATTGCTCGGGCAGAGCTTCTTCAAGCTCTGCTCCAAATCCTTCTGGTTCTTCGCCGAAGTATGCAAGTTCAATGTATTGCTCACGGGTCATGGGCAAATTGAACTTGCGCATCACCGCAAGAATTCCATCACTGCTGTTGCCAGCTTGGGGGTCTGATGCCGCCTGCTCTTTCACTTACCAAACTCCTCGCCTCGTCAATTTCGATTTCGCCGTTGCGGTATCTTGTCCAGATCGCATCGACATCGGCATTGTTCTTTGCGGTCTTGAACGTGTCAGGGAACAGGCCACGAACCGCTTCCCATGTGATAGACTGCATCTGCCGTGGAAGTATACCACGCTCTGCAGCCGCGCGTCGATACGCCTCTGCGTACAAACCGTAGTTGCCAGAAACACCGCTGACCGCTGAACCCTTTGTCGTCCCGCGACCGGCAACGCTCATGTTTTTAAAGTTGTGGTCAACCTCAAGAGAGTTGCCACTGAGCGGGCGCAACAAGCCAGCCGCAACTGCGTGCGTGTCGATCGTCACGTCACCATACGGAGAGTTGGGATCGTAGATGTTGTTGTAGAAGTTTCTGACCTTATGGCGTTCGCCCATGAGGCGCGAGATCGTGCTGACATTGCCGTTCGCTTCAATCGCTCCGATCGCCTTGCCGATCTCGTTGAGAGAACCCCAGGCAACGCGAGACGACGAACCGTCAGCATTTCTGGCAACATCAAGGAAGTCGCCTTCAGGGCCAACAATCTTGTATTCTGGCAAGCTGTAGGTTTGGTCGTGCAGGCGAACGAACAATGCCCGCAGGGTGTTCTGAACCGCCGGATCTGGGTCAGTGATTTCGTCATAAGACTTGCCCTTGATGGCATCCAGCAAGGGTTCATACTTGGGCTTGTTCAGCGACTCGATCCTGCGGAATGTTTGCTCCATCTCGGGAGAAAACACTGATGGATTGTTGCCCTTTGACTTGACGACGTTAAGGACGCGCTGTGCCAAGCTGACGTTCTGATACCAATCCTTTTGAGGCGAAAGGGCGGCAAGCGCACCGGCAACGCCAGTGTCAGCCACGCCGTACTCTTTCGACCAACGATCGGTAATGTTGCGTGCGCCGTCATACCAAAGCTGACTACGCGCACGGGTGGTCTCTGGCACTTGATCGTGCAGATAGAGCAAGTTGTCCTTCACATGGGTGACGAATTGTTCTGCGGTCTCGTCTGTCGTGGCGTCAGGCTGCGGACGCATGTTCGGGTAATCCCTGACGATGTTGACGTTTGGCTCGAACACCTTGGGGTCAGCTTTCAGTTCGTCGTAGCCAATGATCAGCTCACCCGTCATTGGATCTTCTGTTGCTTTTGCAGCTGTTGGCAATCTGGTCGAGATGCGGCCAGGCAGGCCTCCCCGACTAGGCGGCACTTCAACACCGATCTGCTGAAGGTATTCGGGCGTAACTGGTCGATCTGTAGGCGCAGCCGCACTCAAGCTCTGCGGCGGCCTGCCACGCTGAAATACTTCGCCCAGCATTTCTGTGTCGCCCTGAGCGATAGCGCGGCCTGCGCCGATCACATCGGAAAGACGGTCAGAGAACAATTGCCGAGATTGGAAACGCAGATCTCCGATAGCTTGGCCGAGTTCTGTTTTGCTGCCGCCCTCTTTGATCATGCGGTACACAGGGGCAATCTGATCAGCAATGACGCCAAGAACGCCGCCTTCAAGCGCATTCTTGAAGCGTCCAACGTAGTCTGGGTCGTTAGGATCTGTGCGCAAGAAGTCGGTCACGCGGTTTTCAGGAACCCCAAGCTCAAGCAGCAAATCAGTCAAGCGACCTTCATTGCCCTCAAATCCTAAAAAGTCAGCGGCAGCGCCTTGAGATGCAGCACCGACAAGGCCGCTGCCAACTTTGAAAAGCTTGCCAACCCCTGCAAACGCACCGACGAACTGGGACAAACCGCCAATCATTTTGGCGCCAGGACCAGCCTCAGCGTCAGATTGCACAAGTTGCTCAAAGTCCAGTGCAAAGGGCATTTCGCCAGCTGCAATTGCCCGATCGATCTCCGTCTTCTCTTCACGGCTGACAATCTTCAACTGAGGATCAAACTCGCCAGTTTTGGGATCGACAATTTGAAAAACCAACGGGTCATACAGATTAAAGTTTTCCTTCAAGAACTTTGAAGGATTAACCAAGCCGCCCCTTGCAAGACCCTTTACCGTTTCTGAAACGGCACCCTCAAACATTTCTGGCGGCTGATAATCTGAGATCATCTCAGCACCAGGTTGCGCAGCGTATTGGCTGATCTGATCAGGCGTCAGCTTGACCGCATCAGCAATGTTGGGCTGTGCCATGTATTGTTCGGTGCGAGACTTTTCGTACTGCATGACTTCGGCTTCAGTGTAGCCGGCGGCTTCATAGTCAGCCAGCTCTGGACCGTTTGCACCACCAATAATGCTTTCGATCGGCGCACGACCGTTGGTCGGCACAGGCGATGTGGACGTAGCGCCAGGTTGCGGTGCCAGCATCTCTTCCTTCTTGGCAGCCGCCGCGTCCGTCTCTGCCACCTGCATTGGCGTTACAGGGCGATCGCCGATGCGCAGCTTACCGCCCGATGGCAGATCAACGTAGACAGCCTCAACCTTCCGAATTGGATCGTACTGGACAGTACCGCCGCGCATGTTGCTGGGCGACAGGCCGGAGTATGTCTTGATCTGATAGGCCTCGTCATAGCGGCCCATCTCAACGTCGGTGTCGTCTTCGATCAGTCCAGCCATGTCACTGCCCTTGTATCATCGTCGTGTAGCGCATGATCTGCGCACGGATCGCAGCATGCTTAGATTGCTGAATTTGTGTGGGGTCCGTCAGAGTTTCATACCAGGCATCCAGATCTGCCAGCTCATTTCCAGGCCTCAAAGTAACTCCGAGAGATGGTGTCTGAGTCGCAAGATAATCACTGAGTTGCGCCTTCAGGCTTGCCCGATAAGACACCATGCGCTCGTCCACCAGTTCATTGGCGCGGGTTGTAAGCTGCGTTGATGTCATCGGATTGCGAGCCTCTCGGGCTGCGTTGTACTCACGGGTCAGCTGGGCGATCACGAATGCGTAGGCAGCCTGCGCCTCTTTCGCTTGATCATCTGTAGGCGCCACCGCCCTGTTGTAGTTAAAGGCAGATGCTACTCCATCATCAACAAGCCTAAAGCTTTCTCCTGCCTCGGTCTGCATGTTTTCAGACATTGCCTTCCAATCTTGCAGAGACAAGTCGCCAATGTTGGCATCAAGATCCTGCATTGTGAGCGTGCCACTCAGCAGCTTGTCATGTAGCTTCTTGTAAACTCCAGGATCGGTCTGCGTAGCAAACGGCCCCGCCACATCCGGATTGCGGTGCGTGTCGAGCGTCTTGCGCTGTTCGAACGACAAGAAGTTCTGGCGATCAAGCGCATTTGTTGCTGCGTCCAAATATTGCTTGCCGTTAATCGGTTGATCTGGGCTGATGCCGGCGAGAGCCAAAGCTTGAGGGTTTGCAGCCTGCAGGCGCTGCGTCAAATCCAAGCTGGCCGGAGCCGTGGGATCAACTCCAAATGTTGAGTTGTAGAGGTTCTGATTAGACAAGTTGGTTGCAGCCGTTTGCTCCGTGCGCAGCTCGTCCAATGCGCCGTCAAGTTTATTGGCTTCTGTGACCGCAGCGCCGAGAGCTTCGATTACAATATCTGGTCGAGCCATGCGCAAAACAGACAGCGTGTAAGACGCATCAGGGCCAAGGCCAGACAGCTCTGCCGCTTCTTGTGCGGTCATCAAGCCAGCGTCAACTTGCTCTTGATATTCCAGCGCCTTCATCAACGCGATCGCTTTTGCCGGATCTGCGGAAACATAGCCCTTGGTCACATTGCCAACAATTTTATTGACCATTTCAGTGTTCACTGCTGCCATTGTATCAGGCGTCATAATGCCATTTGCGACACTTGCTTGCAGCTCTGCGTTTTGGCTGGTCAGCAGCATGGCTGCCATGTCAGGATTAGTGCGTGGGTCCGAGAGTTGAGCAACCAGCGCGTCCTGCCGAGCCTTGGCCGCTGCAGCTGCACGCGCCTTGATGCGGGTCTCAATGGCATCACGCAGCTGGAACCTTACGGTCAGCTCTTGCTGATTGAAGCGTGCATTAAACTGGTCCGTCATCGATCGGCTGGACAGCCCATCGGCCAGACGCTCACGCATGTCCTTGGTCTGCACCTGCCAAGCGCCGGTGCCTTTTTCGTTGATCACATCGCCAAGGCGCCCGCTCTCTTTCAGGCTTTCGGCCAGCGTGCGCATCTCTTCTTCGGCTGCAAGCATGGCCTCGTTGTACTGCACCTCGGCCTCAGCCTTGGCGCGCACAAGTGCGTAGTCGCCAATCCCCTTCATGGCCGCGCCGATGACCTCACCCTTGGCCAAGGCAGCCTGCACGAATGGCTGTGCATTCATCCGCGCAGTAATGCGCGAACCTGGTGCTTCATTGGTGGCTTGAGCCTCAGAGCGGAAGACTGGAATTTTCATTGTCACCCACCAAACAGTTTGTATTCGTAGCCGATCTGAGCGGCGGTTCCGACGCTGCCAATCAGGCTGGCCCTGCCAGACGCACGCAAGCCGGCAGCCTGTGCGCCACCTTCCATGCGGGACAACTGCGCATTCAGCCTAGCACTTTCCTGCTGATCCGAAATCTGCATGTTGGCGATCTCGCGGTTAAACTCCGCAACATCCTGCTGATACTGAAACTCACGCGCGTTCTCGCGCAAGATCTGCAGCGGAGAGCCTTCTGATATGTCGATCCCAGCAAAGCCGAAACCAGCACGCACAGCGCCCTGCACATCGCGCTCAAAGGCTATTTTTGATCGCTCAGCTTCAACAAGGAAGTTGGCGTTAAAGATCTGACGCTGGCGCTCCAGAAGGTCAATGTCGCGCTCAATGATCTTGGCGTTGAACTCGCCAGCGGCTTTGGCAGCTGCAGCCGCTTTGTCAGAAGCCCGCTTCTGCGATATGCCCCCGAGGATCGAAGCGCCAAGTGCTAGGAACTGAAACATCAATCACCTCTACTTGTCGAACGTGTTCATGCGCGGGAAGAGCGCAAGAACTGTTAGTGGCAGCGGCTGGTTCTGTCGCACATAGATGCGATCATCATCGTCAAAGCCCCCAGGGAATTCAATGTCCTTGTCGCCCGTGAACAAAGGCACTGCAGTGTCCATGGCCATTGAGCTGTCGCGGAAGTAAATCCGATCCAGCTCACCAGCGCTATTGCCAACCTCGGCGCCCACAGTCTCATGCAGACGAACCGTGATGGCGTGAATGCGCTTGGGTTTGCCCTGGCTGGTGCCGTCAACAGATCCAGCCTCAATACGCAGCGTCTGCAAGTTGCTGCTGTAACCGTAGCCAACAGCGGCAACCGTGCTGCTAAAGTTTAGTGCGACACCGCCAGATGTGACTTCCTTGTCAGGATGAACTGCCCCGTTGGCTAGAATTGAAACTGTCTCGCCTTCAAGGTGGAACAAGCCAGACAAACTTGTCGTGGCCGAACCGCTATAATCCAGCCCGCTATCTACGAAGAAAGCGCCAGTGGTGGCGCTGCCAAAATCAAACGGTTTCAGAAGCTCTACATATCTCTTGGTGACGCTGTTGATTGTGCGCTTCACGATCATGTACAGCTCATCTTCGCCTGTGTCGGAAGGCAAGGTTGCGATGCTTTCGACAACAGCCTGGCCGCCGCCAAACTCTCCGCCGATCACATGCTTGTGAAAAGCCACAACTTGCTCTTCACGGCGATACGTCATGCCGACCAATGTGCCGTCCGCCCGAACCATCCAGATCACGCTGTCAGGCTCTTGCTGATAAGCGAATTGGGTTACCCCACCACGGGTAATATGTTCAGCCAAGATGGACATCTCAGGAGCCGTGTAGGCGTCTGCATTGATGTCGCCGACGTATTTGAACTCGCGGATCTTGCGGTTGTTGCGCTGCAGAAACAGCGTCACATCCGCAACCTGGACAGGCTCTGTCGATGCCGTGCCGTAGTTTGAATACTTCCTAATTAACGTCGTGGTGGGCGTGATCGGCCCGCTATTGGTTGCAGTCACAACGTATTCGCCGCCGGAAGTGCCAACCGTCAGCACCCGCGTTGATGACAGATACCGGATGGCATTCACTTGGCTTGAGGCGATCGTGTAAATCAGCGCGTCATTATCCGCCGTGCCAACCGTAAAGTTGAGATAATCGCCGTTCTTTGAGAACCAAAGCGTTTGTGGGTTGTTGTTCGTTCCGGCAAAGACCAAGCGTTGCTCAAAGAAAGTAACAACGCTGGGGCGGTTGTTTGAGCCACTCAGGCCAGGGCTAGGAGTGCCGGTGATGGTGGCCGTGGTCAGCGTCCAAGCTGCAGATCCGGTACGCGACAAAATCCGAATATCGTAGCTTGGATGCACGATGTACATCGTGTCAGCCGACTGCGCATAGCGCAGATCAAACAGGTCAGCCTCAACGTATGGCGTGCTGATCTCATAGATCTTATCAGCCGTTCCGCCAGACGTGTAGGTCGTGAAGCTGGTGGTATCAATGTCAGCGGCAAACGCATCCTTCAGGGTGAACGTGTTGGTGGTCACGTTGGCAACAATGAAGTTGCGCCCGTTCAACTCCGTCATCCCGCCGACATCGGTGATGTAGATCTCTTCGCCGTTGCTGAAGCCGTGCGAGTTGGATGTCAAAACGCCAGGGTTGGCCTGGGTCACAGCGGTGATCGTCTTGGCCGAACCTGTCAGAACCTGCAAGCCGTTGCGGTACACCCGCATCGTCTCCTGCCCAAACTCCAAGATGTAGGTGTCCGAAGTCTTAAACTGAAACGGGATCAGCCTGGTCTTGACGGCGCTGTTCTTCACCTCGCCCAGAAACTCAGTGCCTGGCCGGCGCTGTACGCCTCCATGCGGCATGACAACCATGTTGGTAAGATCAGACAGCCCCTGCCTGTACTTCTCAAGCGTAATCTGCCCCTCAAGGCGGGGGGAGATTTCACCGGCTGCAAACGTGCTAAAGGCTGGTGCAGCTCTCGCCATTAGAACCTCGACTCAATGAAGTCGCTGGCTTCCAGCTTCTGGGGCGCACCCTCGGTCGCATCAACGAACCGGGCCTCGCGGATCTTCTCATCATACATTGCGCTGACAAGCTGCACGACAGTGGTCGAGCCGGTGATTGCGTAGGCAATCTCCATGGCCAGCCGCGCCGCGATCGTCTCAATCAGGCTTGCATCATATTCATTCGGATCGGTGACACGCGCGACATATTTGATCCGAACCGTGCCTTCGTCCGTAAGAAGCTTACGCCCCTCCACAACAAACACCGGGCCGCCATTGTTCGAGAACATGTTGTCCTGCGGATAGGACAAGGCGCCATTCGAAAATTCCAGCACGCGCAGGCAGTAGGGATCGGTCGGCAGCGGATACTGATAGGCATAGCCAAAGGCCGGAGCTGTCGTCTCTTGCGCCAGCTCTGCACGGCGGATCAGGCAATTCCATGGGTGAGAACGAAACACCGCATCACGCGCATTGGCATAACGCTGGTTGACCAGGCGTCCGGCTTTGCTGTTCTCATCAAAGCTGGAGATATTAGATGCTCCGATCATGTTCAGCGCGTAGTTCGCAATATCAACTGTGCTGGTCATCGGAGCGCCCCTTATGGTGGTAGGGGGCGGTTGTGCCGCCCCCTAAGTAGGATCAATCGACCGAGTACATGATGGTCACTTCGATCGTGCCAGTGCCAGCGGCACCGCCCATGGTCGCAGTCACGGTCATGCCGTTGGCGTTTGCGTCAACTTCCGAACCCGAACCCAGAGCCAGGGTTGCGAGGATGGCAGTCTTAGCAGCCGACGAAGTCGAGGTGGCAGCCAGGTAAGCCGCAGCCGAAGCCGAGACAGCGGTGCCAGCCGCGTTGGTGTGGGCGGCATAGCCAACCGACACAGTGGTGGAAGCGCCAAGCGCGTCGTTGGCCATGAAGCCCGAAATGAGACGAGCGCCGTCCGGCAGGACGAACAGCTCGATCACGTCGCCGGAAGCCAGCGACGAAGCCTCATAGGTGCCGTGAGCAATACGAACGCGGCCACCAAGCTCGTTGGCCTTATTCTTCACGGTCGGGTTTGCACGGGTGTTCGTGCGCTGCGCAGAGTAAACAGTAGCCATTGCTCAGTCTCCTTATTCTGCACAGAGGACTTCAACGACCTTCTTCTCTTCCATGCGGGTGGCGCCAAGCGTCATCGCATAGTAGATCTGGGTCGCATACGACTTGTCAGCACGCTCATCAATGCGTGCGGTCGGCTCACGGCCAATCGCCAGCTTGATGCCGTCCATCGCGAAAGCGATGACGCGACGTGCAGCGGAGCCATCAACACCAAGACGGTTCGTCACGATGAAGTTGAAACCAACGAAGCTGTTGATCTCGCCCATCGCCAGAGCCTTGACGGTGTTGAAATCCGAGGAAGTCACGGTGGTGCTGTTGAGCAGGTTTGAGATCTGCTTCGGCGAGACCGCGATGTAGCGCGGGATCGACGGATCAACGTCACCAGCATCCAAGATTTCCTTGGCCTGGATCAGCTTTGCCAGCGTCAGACCAGTGGCGCCAGCGGCGATCTGGTTGGTTGCCGTGGCGAAAGCGGTCGAGGTGCCACCATCCTTGCCGGTCAGGGCAGTACCCAGAGCAGCCGAGATGATCACGTCGTCCATTGCACGACCCATGGCGGCAGCAGCTGCACGCGAGTAGGTCGAGGTCGGATCGACAAGCAGGCGCACCTTGTCCTGATCGTCAATCAGGTCGGCGTATTCGTAGTCCGACATGGTGACCATACGACGCGAATGCGGCGTATCAATCAGGGGGGTGTCCGCATGACGCGAGGTGCGCAGGACAGCAGCAGCGCTACCGACCTGATCGAAGAAGGCTTTTTCGCCGTTCACAGTTTCCACGTCCACTGCATTGCGCAGCAGCGAACCCATCTGCTGCGACAGCATCTGGACGTTCGCGGAAAACTGATTGACGAATGCCGTAGTGATTTGAGTAGACATCAGTCTTTCACTCCAACAAAGGTTTCAGGGTTGCTACGCTCGGTTGCCCCTTGCAGGACCGTGCTTACTGCTTGGGCAGTCAATCCACCTGGCTCACAGGCTTGACGCGCGGGTCCGAAGATTATCCGCCGCATCACATGTACTCTCTCAGGCGCAGGGCCTCATCGACATACTGACGATGCTCAGGGTGAAACTTATCCCAATATGGGGTACCCTGTCTAGTAATCTCGCTGATCTTCTGTTGAGCATCCGCCGGCGTCATCACCAGCTCGGTCGATTCGCCCAGCAAACGATCCTCGCCAATCTCATTGGCAAGGTTCGCGAACATCTTCACGATCGCCGGGTGATCGCCCAGCAACCGCCCATCAGCCAACTCAATTGTGTCCAACAGCTCAGTGCTGCCCAAGAACGTCGTCGCCGCACGGTTGGCCAAAGACAGCTTCTGGTCAAACGCCTGGCCCCATTCCTGCCGCAGCTCCTGTTCGCTCTCGCGCAGAACCGATTCAACATTGGTGCCTTGCGCCTCACGCGCTTGGCTCACAGTGCTTTCGATAAACTGCGCAATGCGGCTGGCCTGCCGATTGTTCAGCCCAGCCTCCAGCGCAGCCGCGCGGAAAGCCTGCATCTCATTGTCGCCCATCACATCAGCGCCAAGCTTGATGTCATAGGCCTTCGGATCTTCCGGTGCGCCCAGGCGACGATACACCTGGCGCCACTCATCATCCGTGGCCGACTTACCCGGCAACGGGATCTTGTCCGCGCCAATCATACGCTGCGCATGCACATAGCTCTTTGCCAACGACGCGGGATCGCTGAACAGCCGCAAGCTCGGCTCATTGCGCAGATCTTCGGGAAGGCTGTCTAGGAACCCAACCGGCGCAGGTGCTGCCGTGCTGGTGGCTTCAGGAGATCCAGTACCCTGGATTGTCTCTTCGCTCATCGTGTTTCCTTACGGGTTGCCGCCTTCGGAGAGCATCCTAACGACCAAAAGCACAGCGTCTCGCTGTCCCTCCTTGAAGGCGGAATAATGGGGGTCGCCAGGAATAAACGTGCTGGCCTCAAACGAGAACCGCGATTTCATGTCAGCCAGAACCCTCTGGCCGTCTTCCGTGTTGAACGTGCGCCGATACGTCAGCTTCAGATCTTCAATCTGCTTCATCACTGCGCTCCCGGCATCATGCCCGTGGCCTTCACAAACGGCGCCACATTCTTGGCAACTTCGCTCTCCATCATCACGGCCTGCTGCTGCTGCTGTGCTTGCGCAGCCTGGGCCGCCTGACGACGAATGCGGGCAACCTCTTCATCCGAGCGGATCACACGCGCCGGGATGCCGGTAACCTCGACCAGGTACTGCACCAGCCGATCGGTATCCAGGTAATCCATCACAGGCGCAATCTCGGCCACCTGCATCATCACCTCAAACCCGCGCAGCATCGACTGCAGATCCGTCAGCTTCTGAGCCTTGGCCAGCGGCGACACATACTCGATGTCAATGTCCTGGCCCTGGAGTTCCTCCGGAGCGGGCGGGAGTTGACCGCTCCGGAGGAGTAGTGCAAAGGCGCGAGAAATCAGCGGCTGGAGCAACTCAGACTGAAGCCGACCCAAGACAGGGCCGAGCATCCGCATCTTCTCTTCATTCCTCTGCAGTACCTCGGTCGCAGTCATCGACTGCCCCTGCGCCAGCAACAGCTGGTCAACATAAAACGCCTGCCGGATCGCCTGCCGACGCTGTTCTTCCATGTTCAAGCCCAGCGGATTGTTCGCACCAATCTGCAACGGCTCCAAACGATCACGCGTGCCAGCCCGGTAGAAGTTCAGCGAACCAGGCGTCGTGCGGATCGGCAGCATAAACCCATCATCCGGTGCCATCAGCGGCGGATCTACCTGCTTCTGAGCAGCGCGGATCGTCGTCTCCGACATCTTGTTCAGCATCTTCACGTCCGGCAGCGCCGTCATTGCCGGCGATCGGCCATAGATCGACACGCTGTCCTTCACAAAACGAGGCACCATGAACGGGAAATCATCAAACCCGCTTTCAGACAGCAGCGCCTTCGTACCCTTGTGATAGTAAATCGACGCAATCGGCTTGCGCTTCGAACCCTTGCCGGGTGCGTCGCCACGCGGATACACCGCATGAATGATCTCATGCTCCTTGAACGGCTCGTTCTGCGCATCCTTCACAACAGCGGTCGGCAAATTGCCAGGCCCAAATTGCTGCTCCATCGCACGCGCCGTCATCTTAAACTTGCGGTAAACCGTATCAACCACCCCGTTCGCATCCTCAGAGATGCAAATCTCGGCAATGTGACGCGTGGCAAACCGAAGATCCTCACCAACCAGATCCAGGTAAATCCCGCCGGTGCCAAACACCACCAAGTCGTAATACAGCTCATGCACCTCCTGCTGGAAGTTCGAGCGGTGAAAGGCCTGGTACATCTGGTCAATGCAAACTTCCAACCACTCGTTCGCCGCATCATTCCGCTGCAGCGCGGTATTCCGATACCGCATCGAAAACCACGGCGTACTCGGGCTGGTCAGCATCCCGTGCAACGAAGACGCCAACATCTCAACCGCATGAATCGCCGTGCCGTCATAAATCAACTCAGTGCGCTTGTCGCCTTCCGTGCGCTTCTTCGTGATGTCCGCCTTGCGCGGCAACATGTAATCCGCCAGCTCCTGCCAATGCCGCTCCCAATTCGATCGCGCATTCGACAAATCCTGATAACGACGGTTTAGCTTGGAAACCAGCGGATCAACCTGCATCACATGCCTCCCATCGACCGCATCATCGACATACGCGCGCGGTCCTCCTTGGTCTTCTTCTTCACAGCACCGCCCTCAGTGCGGCCAGCCATCTTCTGGTTCAAACGCTCCAGCGGATCTACATTCACCGAAGCACTCATCCCCTTGGCAACCTGGTTTGACTTCTTCCCCATCAAACCAGCAATCATCTTGCCCATCATTGGATCAACCCTCCGCCAGTAAGAGAACGACGGCGGCGCAGCTCGTCAGCCTCATCAGCCAACAACCCCTGCCCGCTCGTCAAAATCGTCGCCTTCCGACCCTGCTTTGCACTCTCCATCGCCGCAGCCTCGGGACCACGCAAAACTTCTTCAGTCTGGCCAGACGCTTTGGCAGCCGCACGCCTCTTCGCACCAGCTTCATACAGCTTCAACTGCTCAGGCGTCAGATCTTCCTTGCTAATACGACCAAGCTCAACAGCACGCGCAAGACCGCCCCCAGTAGAATCCTTGTAACGCGACAAAGACTCCTTGCCGCCTGTCTTCATTACCGATCGATTTGGGCTAAACACCGAACCAGTGCCGCCACCCTCACGGATAAACGCAAGATCCTCATCGCTCAGAAAATTGCCAGCCGAACCCTTGCTGGTAAACAACTCAGCCGCAGCCAACTTCTGACGCGACGACAAACCAGCAATCTCATCAGCCGACATGTACTGCGAAAGCCGACGAGTACCCTTCTCTTCCGCAGCAGAAATAAACTGCTCAGGCGTCTCGTCCAAATTAATCCCAGTGTCTATGCCAGCCAACTGCTCTTTCCGACGCTCCAAATACGACGCAACATCAGCCGGATCATACGGACCAGTAACCGGCTTAGGCTTCTGCGCACCCTGGCTTCCACCACCACCGCCGCCTCCACCACCGCCAAGCATCGACACAGTCGGACGCTCTCTAGGCCGAAGCGACACGTTGGGCGCTTGGCTGCCAAACCTCTCACGGTTCGAGGCAATCGCCGCGTCACGTTCGACCACAGATGCCCGGTCACTAAATCCAAGCGCACGCCCAATGTCACGCAGCGTTTCGCCAAAACTTTTCATCATCTCACCTCATGCCGCAAAAGGATCATAGTCCATCTCCGCCCGAATCTGGGGCGCCCTCAACACAGGCCCAGCCTCACGATACCCAACCGCAAACGTCCTAAACGCATCCGCCGCGTGGCTCGTCCAATCATGCACCGGTGACGCCCGAAAACTACGCGTCCTCTCATTGTACGCACGATGATACTGACGCAATGCCTCCAAACCAGCCGTCGTCTTATCCCGATCAAACCACAGCCTCGGGATCAACATCTGAGCCGCGTGCAACCCATCCTCCAACGGAAGACGAGCCACAACCCGAAAGTTCAAACCAAGATCCCAAGCCACTTCCTTACGGCTCTTTCCGCTGCCTAACTCCCGTACCTCTATATCATGCGGCGCATTATGTGTCCCGTACAAATATCTGCGCTTGTTCAACACCTCACAATAATGCGGCAAACCCTCACCCCGAGCCTCATAAAAATCGATCACATGCACCGAGCGACCAACCGTCTGCGTAAACCAAATCGCCGTGCTGTCCCCAATCCCCAAATCCCACCAAGTATCAACCCGCTTGCTCGGATCATACGGAACCTCCGAAATCCGACCCTCCATCTGAGCCGCCTCCAACTCCTTGCCGTAAATCGCACCAGGCACGTTGGCATTCCAACTGCACTCAAACTCCTGCTGATACTGATCCTCAGTCATCGTCTGCCGAGCAGCCGTCAATTCCTCCTCATCCAACACACCCGTCTCGCTGGCCCTGTTAACCACACACAGCCAATCCGGATTGGACGACGCCTGTTCGTACAGCTCATAGAAAGCATTGTGACCCTTCGGCGTGCCAACGAAAACCGCCCAGCCCTTCCGGTCCGACAAGGCCGGCCGAATGATCTCCGGAAACACATTCTCCGGCATCTGCGCAACCTCGTCCATCACGCACCCGTCCAAGTAAATACCGCGCAAGCTGTCCGGATTTTCAGCACCAAGCAACGAGATCCTGCCGCCAGTGGGCAAGTCACACCGTAATTCCGTCTCATGAAACTTCACACCAGGGATCGCACCGGCAAACTGCTTCAAATAATCCCACGCCACGTTCTTCGCCTGCCGATAC